GTTTTCATTTATCATCGGTAATGGTGAATTGTTTTCTTTTGTGGTCGACAGTCTTGGATGCCCCACCTATCCAGTATCGGATCTTAGGCGTGCTGGCGTCCCAGCTGGTCGTATCGTTAGTGTTAACGGACCCAGTAAGGTTGGTAATAACCTTGTTGGGTTGCAGATTAACACTAGAGAGCAGGCTCAAACCTTCATTGATGGGGGTAGCTATGTCTATGAGGCTCTCTGTGTGATTCCTCATGGAGCAACCTTTGTGACCCCTAAGGTAGGCCATTTTAAGTACTTTAACTCAATAAATGGCCATGTCAATCATCGCGCTGCCACTGATTATAGTGTCTACAGCATGTCCAAGCAGTGCAGAGATGCATTTGTCTTGGAAGTTGCTGGTACTCAGCGCTCGGCGAAGTACTTCAATTCAAAAAGGTATTGGTGTATGAAACCAGTGATTGACCCCTTTGATCAATTGAGTCTTGGAGACTGCTCGTGTAAGATTAAACTCTTTGGTTTCCCCTGCCGCTGTTGGCTTTCTAAGTACGAGTTGTCAGGAGCTTCGAGAATGGTTATCTTAATGGTACATGTAGCCTATTACGTATCACCACGTGCTTTGGCTATGTATTTACATAGTGTACGCAAAGTGGTCCCGCGCGTTGAAGTCAAAATGATTTTCAATGTGTACACCACTACTGCAGGCGTGAGTGACATGGCTGCTTTCACCCGTGGCGAAGAGGCGGTCGTTCAGTATACTGGATCCTCCACTGACAGTTATTCACATGATTTCGGGTACGAAGTCTATTTGCATCCCGGTTTTCAGTTTATACTGCCTTGGGTGGGTTTGGTTTCTAAGGCTGCCGTTGTCGAAGTCACTAAGGGTGTCCAATTGGGACTGGTAACTATTCATGAATCTCGGGCAACTTGGGTCTCGGCACCGGCTCCCGTCCTGCCGAGTATTGGTGTTAGTGAGCTGGTTCCTTTCCACTACACCTTAGGAAGAACTCGTTGCGTTGCGTTTGTTCCTTATGCTTTGAAGATGGCAGTTAAAGCACAACAAGCTTTCACTTACAAGAGTGCTGATGTGTGTAAAGCTGCTTGCTTCAAACTAATAAACGCGTATTGCATCAAGAACGATTTGAGGCTACCAGAACAGGTGGTGGACCAATTATGTGGTGACTCGCCAAAGGTGACAGGCAGGCGAATGACGTTGTCTTACTGGGCGATAACTGCATTTATGTTCGCATCTATAGCTGGGTGGATTATAACAGGGGCCGATTTTACTGAGAAGGCCCATGATGTGCTCAGCTATTGGGGTGCGGGCGTGGATTTTGTTAATGCCTATTCCTCTAATTTAGGCAATGAGATAAATGCGTTGGCCAACCGTCATCTTATGCGTACTATTGAGCCAGACATGGGAGCTTGGGCTGCGGTGGGTGTCTCGCTGCGGTCCTTACTCCGTCGTGTTGTGGTGGGAGAAATGGCGTTGGACGACTTTCTTCGACGTTTTCCCTCCTCTAAAGCCGAACGTTTGAACAAAGCCTTTTTGGGCGGACGGCCCAAGGACTATTCTTATTCATCGTTTATTAAAATGGAGGTGTATCCTAAGACCACCGAGCAGATGTTGGATGGGGTTCCGAGGTTAATTCAAGCCCCACACGACTTTTACAAAGTGGCGTTAGGGCGATACACCGTACCAATGGCTGAGGAGTTGAAAAGACAGTGGGCCCCTGGCAGTAGAATTGTTTATGCTTCTGGATTGACCCCCCGAGATTTAGGATTGTGGTACGACCGTTCCGTGCAACAATTCTATGACCCTATGTTCATTGAGATTGATTACAAACGGTGGGATGCTCACCTGGGTGTGGATGCACTCAAGGAGGAGTACCAAACGTATAGGGACGTGTTTGGTGTGCCGGACGAGGTTCTCTCTGATTTTCAAAAGCAGGTTGACTTCAAAGGGTACACTAAATGTGGGGTGAAGTACACTGGCATGGGCACTAGGAAGTCTGGTGACCCTAACACTTCCTTGGGTAATAGTTTGTTGAATGGTGGGGTAACCCATCATTTCTTCAAAGATCGTGATTACTATGCTATTGTTATGGGTGACGACATGTTGATGGTTACTGAGCAGTACGACTTTGATTTTGAGCGGTTTTCAAAGTATTGTACCACCCTAGGTTTAGAGCCTGAGGTTAAGTTTGGACATGACAATCCTAGCTTTTGTAGTGGCTATTTTTGGCCATCACTGGCTGGCACTGTTTTCGCTCCCAAAATTGGGCGAGTACTTGCCAAGTGGGGAGCGTCAATTGGACCTGTAGTGGATTACGGCAGGTTCCTGAGGGGTAATAGTTTGTCCTTGTTACCCCACGGTGAGGTTGTACCTGGGTTGAGAGTGCTCTTGCACAAACATCTAGGCAAAGGTGACTATGATCCAATTGACAGTAACCGTCCCACAGATCGTGATGAGGATTACGAAGAAATGCCCCATGAGTTCATATATGATGAGCGCAGTGGATTCGTGGAAAGAGTTTATTCGCACACAGCTGAACAAATCGATATGATCATCCAATCCCAGGACGTGGAGGAGTTTATACTCCACGCCCTAAATGTGGAGTAGACTGCCGGCCCAGCTAGATAATCTTTTCTTAATGGCTAAAAATCGTAAAAATAATAAGAAGGGTGGGGCTTCGCAGCCCCAACCGCGCACGCTTCGAAATAATATTCAAACATCCCCAGTTGGCCCCGATCTCAGGAGAAGGGTTAAGGGTAGAACTAGGTTCGTTAAAGTGTGGAACCAGACCACCCCATATTGTTTTCCAATCAATTTAATTGAGATGCCAACACGTCTCAGAACTGAAATGGCAATATATGAGAAGTGGTTTGTGCACAAACTGGTTTTTCATTTTGTGCCTGCTCTTGCTGCTACAGAACCTGGTATTGTTGCTATGGCACCGGATTACGACCCCTTGGATGCATCATCCCCTCTATCCTTTTCGGAGATGATGGAAATGCCTATGTCCAAGTCGTTTCCGTTGAGCAGCCCCGGTGTTGTACGAATGCCCAATTTCAAAACCCCCGACAATGGGTTCATGCGCCCCGCTATGTACTCTGCCCCGACGTTCGACCAGAGATTTAGTACCTATGGGCTCTTATGGCTCGTAGTCTCTGGTTCTGATGCTGGGATAGGTGATACATTGGGGTACGTGGATATTGAATATGATATCGAACTCATCATGCCCAATCCTTATGGGGAAGGCAAGGTTGAAGACATCTCCTCTAATGATCTCGAGTACATTACCGCTATTGGTGCTAAAAATAATTGGGTTGCTAATACCAATGCAATCTCTGATGATAGAATGCAATTCAAGGACAAAACCCCTGCGGCTAAGAACCTTGAACCTAATGCGCTCTACACAGCGGTGTTAGGGAATGTGGCCGCCAATATGACACTCGAGACCTCAAGCGGTGATGCCGTTGGCCCCGGAAAGCGACTGTACTTCCGAACAGCCAATCAGTACTTTGATACTGTGGGTCAACAACTTGATGAGAGTAGCTCAGGGACTGGTTGGGAGTCGGCAGGAATGCTGTCTCTCGATCCTTCCGGTCGTATACCCGTGCGTATTACCTGTAATGACACGAATTCCCTATCCTTCGCTGATGGAACTGTCAAAAAGTTAATGATGCTCTAGCTGGGCTGAAAATAGGCCTCCAACCACTTCAAGTGGGGACATTAAATATACACTAGGTGTGGTTGACCATTCTTGCGCCTTG